ATGCAAACCGTTATTTTTGGTCGTCCGGGTTGCCCTTACTGTGTGCGTGCAAAAGATCTGGCTGAGAAATTGAGCAATGAACGCGATGATTTTCAGTATCAGTATGTAGATATTCGTGCGGAAGGGATCACTAAAGAAGATCTACAACAAAAGGCAGGTAAACCCGTAGAAACCGTGCCGCAGATTTTTGTCGATCAGCAACATATCGGCGGCTATACCGATTTTGCTGCATGGGTGAAAGAAAATCTGGACGCCTGATCGTCTGACAAGCCCTCGCGTTGAGGGCTTTACTGATTTTTTCTGTGCTGTGGTTTAAACAAACTACTGATAAATAAGAAACACAGTGCCCCCAGCGCACACCAGAACACCGCGCTTAGTAACCATGCCAGCTCTTGCCAGAATGAGCGCGTCGGTGAAAAAAACAGCCGCATAATGAGCATCGAACAGGGTGCCGCCAGCATTGCGCCAAACAGAGGTTTCAGGACTTCTCTACGCTGTGAAAAGAAGCTGGCGACTGCTCCAGGAAGAATGAAAAATAGCAAGCCGATTTCAGGATGCCCGGCAGCCCGAAAAGCGCCTTTCATGTGCGTCGCCAGAAAAAGGCACACCACAATGAAGAGGACAAAACAGCAGATTGCCCCCGCCCAACGTTGTTTATGTTTCACTCGTTCCTCCTGACACTGCGTCTATCGAACACATTTTTCGCCAGTGTGGCGTTCAGTAAGATAAAGCCGCTTCGCATTCCATGCTAATATAGGCCAACGCAATTCATATAGCCGTTGATACCTAATGTGATTACACTAGTAAAATATATTGTTACTTTACTATCGTTTAGGTGCGCTGAATGAATCTGCGCCCTGAATTCTGGTAAAAAACATTATCGTAAATTACCATTTCTTTCAACAGCTTACTAGTAAACAAGAAGTTAGCCTCCGTGAATATAAACGTCGCCGAATTGTTAAATGGGAATTACATTCTGTTATTATTTGTGGTCCTCGCGCTTGGGCTATGTCTCGGAAAGTTACGACTTGGTTCGATCCAACTGGGTAATTCCATTGGCGTTTTAGTCGTATCGCTGTTATTAGGCCAACAACATTTCAGCATTAACACCGATGCGCTTAATCTTGGCTTTATGCTGTTTATTTTCTGCGTCGGGGTCGAAGCCGGACCGAACTTTTTTTCCATTTTTTTTCGCGATGGGAAAAATTACCTAATGTTAGCACTGGTGATGGTTGGCAGTGCGCTGGTGATCGCCTTAGGGTTAGGTAAGCTGTTTGGCTGGGATATTGGCCTGACGGCCGGTATGTTAGCAGGCTCTATGACGTCGACACCGGTTCTGGTCGGTGCTGGCGATACACTGCGTCATTCCGGCATGGAAAGCAGGCAGCTCTCACTGGCACTGGATAATCTGAGCCTCGGGTATGCCTTAACCTATTTAATCGGTCTGGTGAGTTTGATTGTTGGTGCGCGTTACTTGCCGAAATTGCAGCATCAGGACTTACAGACCAGCGCCCAGCAAATCGCCCGCGAACGTGGCCTGGACACTGATGCCAACCGTAAGGTTTATTTACCGGTGATCCGCGCCTATCGCGTCGGCCCGGAGCTGGTGGCCTGGACCGACGGCAAAAATCTGCGTGAACTGGGTATTTATCGACAAACCGGCTGCTACATTGAACGTATTCGACGTAACGGGATTCTGGCAAATCCAGACGGTGATGCCGTGCTACAAATGGGCGATGAAATAGCGTTGGTAGGCTATCCCGACGCCCATGCCCGACTCGATCCCAGCTTCCGTAACGGTAAAGAAGTTTTCGATCGTGACCTTCTCGACATGCGTATCGTCACTGAAGAAGTGGTCGTTAAAAACCATAACGCTGTAGGTAAACGTCTCGCACAACTGAAGTTGACCGATCACGGTTGCTTCCTTAACCGCGTCATTCGTAGCCAGATTGAGATGCCGATAGATGACAACGTCGTGCTTAACAAAGGTGACGTTTTACAAGTCAGCGGTGATGCCCGTCGCGTAAAAACCATCGCCGATCGCATCGGCTTTATCTCGATTCACAGCCAGGTCACTGACCTGCTGGCATTTTGCGCCTTCTTTGTTATTGGGCTGATGATCGGGATGATCACCTTCCAGTTCAGCACATTCAGTTTCGGCATGGGGAACGCTGCCGGGTTGTTATTCGCCGGAATTATGCTGGGCTTTATGCGTGCTAACCACCCGACCTTCGGTTACATTCCGCAAGGTGCATTAAGCATGGTGAAAGAGTTCGGCTTGATGGTGTTTATGGCAGGCGTTGGTCTGAGCGCCGGTAGCGGTATTAATAACGGCCTGGGCGCGATTGGCGGTCAGATGTTGATTGCCGGATTAATTGTCAGTCTTGTGCCCGTGGTTATCTGTTTCTTGTTCGGTGCTTATGTATTGCGAATGAACCGCGCACTGTTGTTCGGCGCAATGATGGGCGCACGCACCTGCGCGCCGGCAATGGAGATCATCAGTGATACAGCTCGCAGTAACATCCCTGCGCTGGGCTACGCGGGCACCTACGCAATCGCCAACGTCCTGCTGACGCTGGCAGGGACAATCATCGTCATGGTATGGCCAGGATTAGGATAAAACTGAAGTTGCCCTGAAAATGAAATTTTTTTGCACAACCGCAGAACTTTTCCGCAGGGCATCAGTCTTAATTAGTGCCACTGCTTTTCTTTGATGTCCCCATTTTGTGGAGCCCATCAACCCCGCCATTTCGGTTCAAGGTTGATGGGTTTTTTGTTGCCTGAAATTTATGCCTTTTAAAATCATGATGTTAGAAGCAGTGTTTTTTAACGATGGCGACAAATTGGCGGCAGAGTCAAAGAGAGAGCGCCACCTGTCCTGATTTCATTGGATGCGGCTGAACCGGATTTGACTCTTTTGGCGTTGCAATCGAACGAACAAAAGTTTCATGGGTAACAAAAGTATGGCTGCAGTTAATGTTCTGGCACTGGTTGTAACGCTCTTTGGTCAATGAAGATACCTGAAAACTGCTGCGAGTATGGGCGGCACTTCCACACAGTGGGCAAATCATCATTTTTCGAGTTCTCCTCATTTTTGCTAAATTCACAATAATGATACCGCATTATTCCATTTTGAAAACTTAAAAGTTCTCCATTGCGAAGAATCATTCAATTTCGAAATCATCAATCTTCACTTCAAGCTCCAGACTGGTCGTAAAACCGTTATCCGGGCTGACAGTATGCGTCAGGGTGGTAATGGTCCATTCCGCATCATCTATCGGCTGTTTAAAGCCACTGACCTTCACAGGCATTTCCGTGTAGAGATCTGCCCGACCTTCTGCCAGTTGTAGCGAGAATGACGCAACGCCGCGTTGCAGGCGTTCCCACTGCATTTTCGCCGCTCGTTCGGCGTTGCTCCGGTTGGCATAAGTGCGATTAAGTACCAGCACGTTTTCATCCGTACCCACCAGGTAATCGCCCTGCTTCGCTTCCGGCTCTTTCTTCTGCTTCTTAGTCCTGCGCTTACGCTTCACCGTGGTGCTTTCTTTCTTCTCGGGTTCGCGGGTATGCAACCAGCTGGCAATTACGCCCGTGTAGGCTCCGCGATCTGCCAGGGTAAAGCGGTGACTGTCGCCGTCCTTGCGTGTGATAGTGATAACCGGTAGTGGTTTACCGCTGGCGCTTTTGCCCTGTCCCTGCCGAATGAATAACAGATTGCCATTTTTCACCGACGCAATAGCACCGTACTGGCGCGCCAGCCGCATCAAAAAACTGCCGTCACTTTCATTGGTCTGGTCTATATGATCCACGGGTTTATTCGACAGGTCTTTACCCAGTGCCATCTTCAGTTTGTGCCGCGCGGCTATTTCCTTCACCACTTCCCCGACTGTGGTCTTGTGCCACGACTTTTCACGGCGGGTATTCAGCGTTTCACGAAAATCAGCACTTCGCGCCCGGATAGTCAGGCGATCCGGCGCGCCAGTGTGTTCAATCTCGTCCACCGTGAATGCCCCTTTCGGGAAAAGCGGCTGCCCCTTCCAGCCCAGCGCCAGCGTAATGACCGCACCACGGCGCGGCAGCGCGATTTTTCTGTCGGCGTCGTCCAGTTCCAGATCAAGCTGGTCTGCTTCAAAGCCCCGGTTATCCGTCAACGTCAGCCCCATCAGGCGGTTGTCCAGCACAGTGGTGATATCCCTGCCCTCAATACTGATGCTGAATGCCGGAGTTTTGTTGCCTTTCTTAAGCAGTTCAGAGCTGAAATTCACGACAGCAGCCCTCCCACCGTTTTACTGATATCACTTAAGGCAGATGTTGCCGTGTCCTGCAGATTATTCAGTTGCGTACTGAGATCACCGAACATATCGGACAGGGATTCATCCACCCGTTTGAGCGACAGGGTGAACTCAATCCGGCGCGGCATACCGTCGCGGAAAAACTCCGTTTTAGACTGATTTAGTCCCTCAATCACATACATGCCGTAAATCGTGCCGCTGCCTTCAATCAGAGGCCATGCTTTCCCCTGTTCTGCCATCTGCTCCAGTGCCAGCAACGACAGCCTGCCGCCTGTTATCTCCGGCATAAGAACACCAGAAAGCGTCAGCATGTCATTGTCCGGTCCCAGAAACTGCGTTGACGGGCGTCGGTTAACCCGGCTGTTAGCCGCATGTCGCCAGCTGCGCTGATACTGCAGCTCCTGATACGGCACGGTGCGCAGCATAAACACGTACAATCCCAGCACCATCATCATGCGTCGTATCCCCCCTGATCGCTGTAGTTACTCCTGGCTTTTGCCTTCAGCCTGCGTTCACGTTCATCAAGCTGGCGGGCCACCTCCCGCGCAATATCCTGCGCACTTTGTCCTGGCTGCGTCTGAATGATGATCTGCGTCGGTGCCTCAATCCGTTGAACGGGCGGCACAGCAGCTGCGCGACTCACCATCGCTTCACCGCCTTTCGCGGGAAGCGCCAAAGGATGCAACGGTGGAAGCTCTACTGGCGCGGCAGCAACGCCCATCATTCCGGCAACAACGGCAGCCAGTGCAGCTGTATTTCTCCGGCTGGTCACATTTGCCGGGCCGTTAACAATTTCCGGCCCGTTTTCACCGACGATGCCAAACTGCCCGCGCGGGATATACCCGCCGCTGTCATACATCCCCGCAAAGCCATATCCCCATGACGGAAAACCACCTGATGGCATCATCACTTTGCCGTCTGCATTCACTGTTGCGGGTTGCTGACGCGTCACGCTTTCCGGCAGTTTCGCCTTTGCAGCCTCTTTACTGATAATGCCGAGTTTCTCCAGCAACCAGGAAACGCCGGATTTCAGGGAGTCCAGCGGATGCATGACCATATTCAGCCCTTCCGCCAGTGCCTCCCCGAATCGTCGCCCCATTGCCGCTGCGCTCTGCAGTTCGGCAGAGGTCGACTTAACGGGCGTCAGCAGATCAGTAAACCAGCCCCACAGCGCCTGCACTTTGTCGCCAATCCACTGGAACACGGGCTTAAGCGGTTCGAACGCTGCACTGATGGGACCTGCCGCCGCTTTGAATCCTTCCACCACGCCACCGAGAAATGCGGTGATGGGTTGCCAGTATTTCCAGACAACCAGCGCCACGCCCGCCAGTGCAGTAACCACAAGACCTATCGGACTGAGCAGAGCACCTAACAGACCAGATATGGCATACAGGGCAACGCGCAGCATCGCCAGTGGACCAGATGCCAGTACTCGCAGCACCGTGCCTGCGGCGGCCAGTCCACCGCGCAGTACCGCCAGAGGATTCATAAACATCACAGCAACAGCACGTAAACCGGATAATCCAGACTGCAAAAGTGCAACCGGCGCACCTGCTACAGTTTTCAGGACATTTCCCGTCAGTGATGCCGTGCGGCGCAAAGACGACAACGGCGCAGTAAGTAAACCTGCGGCGTTGCCCGATGAAGCAAGCCCGCGTCGCAGCAGTGCCAGTGGTGCGCCAGCCAGCCAGGACAACGCGCTGCTGGTTCGAGTTACTGCTGCCGTAACGGAAGATAACGTTTTGATACCCAACACAGAGAATCCCAGACGGATCACTGCCAGCGGCCCCAGCACTGCAGCCAGCGCCACCGCTAAGGTGCCGAGGCCGACGGTAACCGCAGCCACAACAGCCGATGCTTTCATCAGTGTGCCTGTCAGTTCCGGGTTAGCTTCCACCCAGCGACGCAACGCCCCCGTGACGCTTTTCACCGTGTACAGAATATCCATCAGCGGCTGGCGCAGCGTTTCGCCCAGGCTGCTGAAGGTGTTCTGCGCTCCGGTTTTAACCAGCAACCACTGCGCAGAAAGTGAATCCTTGTTAATGTCGGATTCTTTCTGCATGGAGCCAAGCGCATCATTGCCCGCTGTCAGTTTTAACTGACGCTGCAGTTCCGGCAGGTTGTTTGCCAGTTTCGCCGCGTCATCGCCAAACTCTTTACCAAACAACATAGTCATGGCAGACAGGCGCTTGTCCTGCGGCAGCGCGTTTACCTTCTCCAGCACGCGCTGGATAGTTCCCATCGCATCCTTCGTCATCTGCTTTTCAATCACTTCAGGATTGAGTTTCAGCAGATTCATCCCTTCAAAGAAACTCTTGCTTTGCATGGTGGCAATGGACAATTCACGCACCATCGCGTTTGCTGCACTGGCTGCAACCTCTGGCGCAGCGCCCAGTGTCAGGAAGGTGGAACCCAGCGCCGCCGCTTTACGATAATCCAGACGGTCAGCCACACCGCCCAGACGTTGCATCACATCAATGATGTCTGCCCCTTTCGACATGGCGTTATCATCCAGATAGTTCAGCGCATCACCGAGCTGTTCAATATTGCGGGTGGGGATTTTGTAGAGCTGGGCGATTTTCCCCAGACTTTCTGACAGTTCATCCGCTGGCAGCTCAAAGGCTGTTGCCGCCTTTGCTGCCGTACTGGCGAAGGCCAGCAGGTCACGTTTCTGATCTTCCCAGCTGTCGTCAGGGTTTGCGACGTTCATGCGCGCACCACCTTCAACCAGTGCAGCGAAGTCCACCGCACCGTTTTCCATCGGCAACTGTTCGCTGGCAGCCTTGATGGCATCCTGCATTTCATAAAAACGTGCAGTGCGGTTGCCATTATCGTCACGCAGACCATTGACCTGCTTTGCCACACCTTTCATGGCATCTTCCATGCTGGTATAGCTTTTTACTGCCGCCATCACTGGCGCACCCATTGCCAGCCCTGCAGCCGTGGTGGTGGCTCCGGCACCTGCAATACGATCACGCACCTCCAGCGAACGGGCATAACTGGCACGCGCTGCATTCATCCTACGCTGAGCTTCCCCCAGTCGCTTCAGCCGCGCCTCCTGTTTCGAAAGTTCCTGGTTATAACGTGATGTTTCACGGGCTAAACGGGCAGTTGCTCCCGCATCGTCTTTCGCAGAAATTCCCGCCCGGTACAGTTCAGCACGCACTAGCGCCGTCTGCTGCTGCAGCTTTTTCTGGCGTTCTTCCAGGCGCTGAACAGCCAGCCGTTGACGGCCCAGAGCAACAACCTGACGTTGCGAAGGCGGCCCCATCGCTCCCAGTTCCTGACTGAGCAAATTTGCACGCTGGCGGGCATAGTTCAGCCTGTCGCCTAATTTCTGATTTTCTGCCTGCAGCTTTCGGAAGCTGTCCAGACTGCTCCCGGCCTGATCAAGCTGCTTTATTGCATCGCGGGATTTTTTGACAGCAGCAGCCAGTTCTCTTGAACTGGCCTGCGCAGATCGAAATGGGCGGGTGAGCTTGTCAACCGCATTAAGAATGACCTGCAGACGCAGGTTGTTATCACTCATCGTTGGCCCCGCTTCTCTGAATCGCTTTATACCGCCATTCCAGCACTTCGGTCAGCGGCATAACGTCAGTAACGGATGGCGGCCAGTGAAAAATGGTGGCGATATCTGCCACCAGATCGTCAACCGTCAGGCTGTCGGTAAAACGGCAAGCACCGACTTCTTCAACAAAAAAGTGACAACCTCAACCGACATGGCAGTGAGATCTGCCGGGTCCATCTCTGCAATTTCCTGTGCAGTCAGTGCCGGACTGGAGATGCGGGGGATCACGGTCATCATCGCGTTTACATCCATATCCATAATGGCCTGCAGGCGTGTACCGCGCAGCGCACCGGACTGCGGTTTACGCAGCACAATTTCGGTGATTTCTGTTTTACCGCGCTTGATGGGGGTATCCAGTTGAATGGTCTTTTCAGTCTGCTTATCGCTCATTTTGCTGTCCTGTCAATTGGGTTCTGGCGCGGTATCCCGCGCCGTTCAGATATATCAGAGGCCGAGGGCGTTGCGGTGCGCTTCCATCAGGTCCACACCGTCCACAATTTCCACCATGTTGATAAGGTCCACTTCATAGAGCACCTCACCATTGATGGTCAGCTTCGCGTAGCTGTTGGTACTGGTCACTTTGGTGGTGTTGCTTTCGCCCGTCTTCCACTCGCCGGAATCCACTTCTTTGTGACGTCCACGCACGACAAGCTCCACGGCCTGCACTTCCCCGGTATCGTCACGCTGAATAGAGCCGGTAAAGCGCAGCTGGATGCCATCCACCGTGGCTTTACCCATCTGTTTAAACAGCAGCAATTCAGTACCACCAATGGAAAATTCTGTGTCCAGCGCACTGTCATCAAGCCCCAGATCCACATCCACCGCACCCGGCATTCCGCCGCCGCGATACTTCTCATATTTGCGGGTAAATTTCGGCAGCGTCAGCGACTCAACGATCCCCTGCCAGTTGTTCCCGTCGTTAAACAGGTTCAGGTGTTTTAATTTGCGTGGTAAAGCCATGTTGTCCCCTTACGCGCTGACCTGGCTGGCGAAATTCACCAGGTACTGATCGGTGATGCGCTGACGCAGCATCAGGTTTTCAAGTGGCGGCACTGGCGTGTAGTCGTAGTCGATGGTGAATTTTCCGGCTTTCAGCGTGTCTTTGTCGTTCACCGACTCATCCAGCCAGCAATCACCACCAATGAGATAGCCCTGACTGATCAGGCTGCGCATTTTGGCGCGGATACCTTCGATAATGTCGCGGGCCAGCGACGGGTTAAGCGGTTTATCCACCGCCCACATGTGTGCTTCTGCCATCGTGTCCATCAGCACCTGCGCCGTGCGGGTGTAGTTTTCGAAGGCAAAGAGCGGGTCATCACTCAGGCAGCGGGAACCCCAGAAGCGGAAACCGTCTTTACGCACAAGCGTGGTGACGTCGTTCTGGTTCAGCAGACCTGCATCGGTTGCCGGGTCCTGCAGATCCCAGAACACATCTGCAGAAATTCCGGTGACACCGTTCACGCCCACGTTGGACAGGCTTTTGTGCCATCCGGTCTGCTCGTCAATTTTGGCGCGCAGACCAAGCGCACGGGCGGTGGCATATGCCGTTGCTTCGGCATTCAGCACCGTGTCCCAGCCAGTAAAGTCAGGCCAGATCAGCATCCCTTCGCGCTGGCTGAAGTTTTCGCGGTAAGTGATCGCCTCCTGCACTGTCTTGCAGCCATACGCTGACAGGTAAGCAAATCCACGCAGGCTTTGCGCCACGCTCAGCAACTCAGTAGCTACCGCCTTGGTGTCGTGGCCTGGCACGCCGAGAATGCGCGGTTTAACGCCGAGCTGTGACTGGGCAGATAACAGGGCTTTCATACCTGTTTTTTTACCTTCAGCAGTCACTGCGCCGATGATATTGGTCGTGGTTTCGTCTTCCGTTTCACCCTGCGGCACACGCACAACAATGGTCACGGGTTTTGCCTGGTCAGCGATGGCATCCAGCGAACGGGCCAGAGTACCTGACTCACCCGCTTTACCGCTGGCAGTCAGCACATCAGTGATCAGCACGGGTTTATTAAGAGGAAACATTTTTGCATCGGCATCATCGCCCGTGCAGACCATACCCACGATGGCGGTGCTCACCGTGGTAATAGATCGGGTGCCTTCGTTGACTTCAACAACGCGCACCCCGTGGTGGTAATCCTGAGCCATAGTGGCGAACCTCCTGATTGGATTAGGCTTCGCCCTATGTTGAAGTGATTGTGCCTGACAAACAGCTAAGCGCAGTTGTACCGTTATTCACACAAAATGACGGTATTTGTCTGCTTGCAGGGATAATCAAAATAATGCTGATTCAGGGGGATTCATTACTCTTATTTGCCGGAAATTTTCTATAAATTGTGGAAACACCCACATCAAAAATCAGTGCAATACGCTGTCTTGATTCTCCGCCCTCGAGTAAGCGTCCAATCTGTGCCCACTGTTCGGTGGTCAACTTAGGACGGCGTCCACCTACTCTGCCTTTATCACGAGCTGCAGCCAGCCCCGCCCTGGTACGTTCAACTATCAGTTCGCGTTCCATTTCAGCTAGGGCCCCCATGACATGAAAAAAGAAACGGCCCATTGGGGTGCTGGTATCAATACTGTCAGTCAGGCTTCGGAAATTCACGCCACACTGACGCAACTCTTCTATCAGCGTAACAAGATGCCGCATACTGCGCCCCAACCTGTCCAGCTTCCAGACAACCAGAGTGTCTCCTGCCGATAGTGTCCTGAGCAGTTTTTTAAGCCCCGGTCTGTCGGACTTAGTGCCACTGATTTTATCCTCAAAAATCCGCTCACATCCCGCGCAGTTCAGTGCATTACGTTGCAAATCGGTGTTCTGGTCATTTGTTGACACGCGTACATAGCCAATAAGCATGATCAATCCCCTGAATAAAAACCGTGGATGATGCCAGTTAGCCATTATCTCTGCATTTTCATAAACGTTGGTTTGGGAGAAGCGGCAAAACGGAATGTGGGAACAGGTTCAGGTCAGATACCGGATATGAGTAGCTTTGCATCAGCACTCTCTTCGAGTGGCTACCAGAAATTACCTTCTGGACTAATTATTCAGTGGGGGGCGGCTGTTGCTGGAATTGGCAGCACTGGGGGTACAGGAAATGTAGTCTCATTCCCTGTTGCATTCCCCAGATATTGCGCCCAAATAATTACATCTTACGATAATGGAAGCTCGTCAATCATTGCTGGTGCAGCAGGAAACCAAACTACCACTCAATTTCTTTTACGTTGTGGTGCAACCGGTGGTAGTTATAACTTCCGCTGGTTAGCCGTGGGGTATTAATTATGGATAACTACTATTTTTCACCTTCGACTTTGGCATTTTATCCTGAAGATCTCATGTTGTTATATGAAGCAGCAGGAACTTTACCTGATGATATTATTTCTGTGCCACATGAAATATTTGCTACTTATTCAGGAGAGCCACCACGAGGAAAAAAGCGAGGTACTACAGAAGATGGGCAGCCCACCTGGAGTAATCTGCCGCCTTTAAGTCATGAGGAAGAAGTTGAGGTTGCGGACGCCCAAAGACAGTTTCGTATTGATGAGGCGAACGACTACATGAATAGTAAGCAATGGCCAGGTAAAGCCGCTATTGGTCGTCTGAAAGGCGAGGAACTGGCGCAATATAATTCGTGGCTGGATTATCTGGACGCACTGGAGCTGGTCGATACTTCCGGTGCGCCAGATATTGAATGGCCTACACCTCCGGTAACTCAGGCCAGCTAATCTCAGGAGCCGTCGAAGTGTCGACGGCTTTTACTTCTTTTTTGTAGTCCATCCAGGCAGATAGTTTTTCTTTATCTGTACTGCTGATATCACCAAGCATTAATTCCACCCGCCAGTCAGCTGTGACATTATCGGCATGAGCAAGTAACTGCATTCGCTGATTTTCAGCACGTGCGACATAATCAATCGCCGGAGATTTCAGTACCGGTAAACCATTTTCATCTGACGTGATTAATTTCCCCCCTTCCTGCTGTCCGGCAATTAATTCATTGTATAAGTCTGTACTTATCTCAACAATGTCAGCAGACATGTCGCTGTTTATACCATCAAAGAAAAAACCATTAGTCGATTTTGAGAAATAAATCATAGATATACCTATACACCGATTGCTACCCAAAAACAGGACCTTTCATATTTGACAATTTCTCCCTGAGATATACCGCCAACAATTATATAGAACTGTGATTTGCTGATATCAGAACAGTTCGCTATGCCCATTGCAGATATACCAGCCACCGACGTTGTATGTGGCACAGCCAACAGCGCAAGTGAACGATTTGGGAATGTTACCGGGTAAGTCACCGTATAGTTTGATGCTCCACTGACAATACCCCACTGAATAATCAGACCTGAAGGGAGTTTTTGAAACCCCGTTGATGAAAGTGAACTGGCAAACGCCGCCATATCCGGAATTTGGTTTTGCTCGTTACCTACATTCCGTTTTGCCGCTTCTCCCAAACCAAGGTATGTGAGAAGACCAGTTACATCCTTTCCACTCAAATTAGTCAGCGTATTGTCCAGCGGTTGTTTACCTGCCAGTGCATTAAGCATTGTCGTGGCAAAGTTCGGGTCATTCCCCAGCGCCGCCGCCAGTTCGTTCAGTGTATCCAGTGCCGCAGGTGCAGAACCCACCATTGCCGCAATCGCCGATTTCACAAATGCCGTGGTGGCAATTTGTGTATTGTTGACCGACTGTGCCGCAGTAGGTGCGGTTGGCGTTCCGGTGAGTGCCGGACTCGACAGCGGCGCTTTCAGTGCCAGCGCATTGTTAATGGTGGTACTGAATTTCGGATCATTGTTAATGGCTGCGGCTATTTCTTTCAGCGTGTCCAGCGTGGCTGGCGCACCATTAATAAGGGCCGTCAGTGCCGCCTGTACAAACGCAGTGGTCGCAACCTGCGTGGTATTATTCCCCGCCGCTGGCGTTGGCGCTTTGGGGGTTCCGGTAAATGTCGGGCTGGCTTTTGGCGCGTACTGTGAATGCGGGTCCGGTGCGGCAAGATGTTTTGCCATCTGATCATCCGCGTACACCTTCAGCTCCAGTGCCTTGTCATCCACATACTTGCGGGTTGCCAGCACTACAGCAGGGTCGATTTTCAGGGTGATATTGTCCGTGCTGCTGGTAATCAGCACCATGCGCACGGTCTGAGTGCGCCCGCTACCTTCAGCCAGTTGCGGCTTATAGCTTTCCGGGCAGTTGCCCACGGCAATCAATGCCCCGGACTCATCAAACAAGCCCACTTCACGTATCCACCAACCGCCCTCGTTTTCAGGGATCACCTGTTCGGCAATAATCTGGCTGCTGTTCTGCGGGTCGATATAAAGCATATTCAGCGCAGCCCGGCGTTTCTCATTTACCAGTGCCGTCTGCTTTGCGTCCGGCGTTGGCAATACTCCACCGCCATCGCCCACCGCCATATGGGTAATTTTTAGCGGCACACCGAGCGCGGCGGCGCTGGCAAGTTTCGCCGCGCCAATATCCGTCAGCAGGGTATAAAATTTTGTGCTCATGGATTCACTCTCATTGTGTCAATAACATGGACCGCCCCGCCTTCATGCGCGGTGCCACCGGAAATAATCGTTTCGTTGATATACGGATAGATCGTGATTTCTTCGCCAAGATAGCTGGCGGCTCCCACCCAATGCGGGCCGCTGGTCTGCAGATTGATGGACATGCCGATCATGTGGCGGCTACATGGTTTGGCATCGCTTATCAGTCGCTCAAGTTCCAGATAGGTATCTTCAGTGATGCCCTGGTCCTGCACGCCGATATCCAGGCGAAACGTGCCCGGTGTTTCTCCGGTCTGCCACCACTCAATAATGCGGATCAGGAATCCGAACGGCTCCACCACCCGCCGCACGGCACTGGTGGTCCCTTTATGCTGATGAATATAAAAAGCATCCTTCACCACCTGGCGCTTGACGCTTTCTGTCCAGCCCTCGTCCCAGCGATCCACAGAGAACGCCCAGGCGAGATAAGGCAGGAAACTGACCGGACAGGTTGCCGGATTCCACAAGTCACGAAGCGGCACCTGCAGATCAGAAATCCCGCTGCAGGTTTGCGCCAGTCGACGCTCCAGTGGTGTTGAACCCGGTGGCAGCAGACTATTCATCCGTTCCTCCGTTGGTTACGCTCCACTGCGTACATGATGCCGCCTGTGTTTTGTTCAGGACCACATCCGCCAGAGGAGAAGCCAGCTCCACACGCTGCACCCCCTCAACATGCAGGGCGGCAAAGATGGCGCTACGGCGAATATCCCGACCAAGACGCGTCTGACTGGCGATGTACTTCTGCAGGCTGGCTTTTGCCGCTGCCATTACCGGCTCTGCTTCCGGTCCAGGATAGAGAAAAATGGTGGCTTCCACGCGATACGGGATGATTTCTGCGCTGCGAACCGTAAGACGGTCAGCCACCGGGCGGACGTTCTCACTGTTCAGAGCTTTTTCCACCACGTCCAGCAGGTCTTTTTCTGCAGTTCCATCGCCTTCGCGGCTAAGGACAGTCAGCACCACCTCTGCAGGTGCCGGGCTGGTTGCACTGGCATCCGCCACCCGACCGTCGGCGCTTCGGGCATGAAATTCATAAGCTGCAGTTGGCCCCGCAACAGAAAGCCCTTCAAAGGCTGCAGGCACACGCAGGCGCAACGCTTCATCGCTTTCCATCACAGCTGCAACGGGCGGCACAGCATCATTATCAGCAGGCGTCACCGTCAGGCGTGTCACGTTGTAGTTGGCAGCGAGCTGGTCAAGATCGCCGCCCATCGCGTAAGCCACCATCACCGCCTGCGCGGCTTCGTTAATGCGCTGGCGCAGAAGCAACTCACGGTAAGCGTTCTCCTGCAACAATTTAGTGGCGGGTTCAGATTCCAGTTCCAGCGTGCGGATCACTGCTTCCTGCTCATCTTTCGGATGAAGCGCCACAAATTCTGCCTTGCGTTCGGCAAGCAGCGTCTCAAAGTCCGGCACATCCACAATCTGCGGTGCAGGCAACTGCGAAAGGTCAATCACTGCCATTCTCTGCTCCTGTTGATACGGAAAGGGACACAGGCACACCGTTATTCCGCCGCCCGGTCAGCTCCACCACCATTGAACCGTCAAAATTGCTGTTGATGGTGATGGAATCCAGCGTCAACCGTGGCTCCCAGCGACTCAGCGCCACATACACTGCCGACATGACCTGCAGGCGTAATGCCGGATTTTGTGGCTGATCTATCAGTGCCGACAGCAGGGAACCATATTCCCGGCGGGCAATACGGCTACCCTGCGGTGTCAGCAGAATGTCCCGCACCGACTGGCGCAGATGATCAATATCAGTAATGACTTTGCCGCTGGTATTGTTCATCCCGCTATAAAGCGTCATACCGGGCCTCCGGTTGTATCGCCGCCTTTCAGGACGCCAGTATGCTGATGCGCATCAACCACGATCCCGTTAGAACTCATCGCTCCGCCGCCCTGGGTAACGCCACCATTGATCACCACTTCGCTGTTAATGCGCGTGCGGTCAGCCTCCAGTACAAACTCACTGGTTTTCATGGTGATGTTGTCAGCAGCCTCAATGACCATTGATTTGATGCCCCTGACATACCAGCGCCCGGTGGCGGGTTCGTATTCAAACCAGCCACCGTCAGGATGTTCTGTCACGCAGGCGTCCGCCGACGTCGACGGTGGTGCGAACTGATTCGAATAAACAGCGGGCAGCGCAAAGGCGGTTTCCAGATTGCCGCCCAGACTCAGCAGCACCACCTGCTCACCTTCCGATGGTCGCCACCATGTACGGGCATTCCCGGCACGCAGCGTCAGCCAGCTGATCCAGTTGGTTTCAAGCTCGCCCGTTTTCACCCGGCAAAGCCAGTTTTCCCTGTCCACTTCGGTGACTACCCCTGTGCGGATCAGGTTGGTGATAAGGCGCATGATTTCGGTTAATTGTGCGTTCATAGGGAAAGGTTGCCATCAGGGGAAGAAAGGCGGCAGTGCTGCAACTTGTATCAGTGCTGATACAAAGATCACCCCGCCAGCCATTGCAGAATCATGTCGCGGGTCATTGCCTCAACATCATCATTTACACCCAGAAGGCGACGCTCTGCGTAACGCACCTCCGGTCCCTTACGACTGACGCGATCTCGCAGGCCGTAATGGTGAACGCGGGCAATGCGCTGCACCTTGCCTTCAAACTGCACGCTGGCAGAGTCGGCGCTGGCGGCAGTTTTCAGGTATTTTGTGGTGCGCAGCTTTGTAAACATCTGACGTTTGATGCGCCCCTTTTTGCTGCGTGCTGTTACTCTGCGCGGCTCATAACTGCTGCCATCTGGATTGCGCTGCATCCTGATGTTCTGTTGCTGTGTCCGGCGCAGTTCCTGCGCCAGCTGACGCATCATGCGGCTTCTTGCGACTGGCTCCAGATTCGCCAGCAAGGCACTCAGCCAGTCGTCTACTTTCTGCAGTTCAGCCACGTTTCACCGTCCACATTTCTTCAGGTTCATCGGGTTCCGTTATCGCTTCAACGCTCGACACACTTCCGTCAGTGCTGACCAGCACACGCTCCGTCAGCTGCAGGTTCAGGCTGATATCACAGACATCGTTGCGCAGAATATCCACTTCAAAGGTGAATAGCTTTTCCCGTAACGTCGGGTTATTGATGGCATCAGACTGGTTATCCCGCAGCCACAGCAAAACCGGGGCCATCAGCAGATTCTGGTCGCCGCTGAAATCTTCAATCACCACGTTAAGGGTGTAGCGGTACTCCCATGACATGGAGCTGGCCCCGGTGGCAACCAGCGAACCGTTATCCACAAACAGATGCAGTTTGTCCGGGTTATTACGGACATAAGGCACTGCTTTATTGAGGGCGTGGCGCAGGGATTGTGGTTTGTTCACTGTTTCGCTCCTGACACGCAATAATCATGTCCACTTTGTCTGCACAGACCGCCCAGGCGGCCTCCGTTTCATCCAGCAATGCGTTCAGATCACCGTTATTGTGTGGCGCTGCCTGATCCAGCTGACACGGCGTCACTCGCGGACAACCACTGACGGTAAGCTGCACCTCCGGTGAGTGCCGGACGTTCCCGCAGCCGGATAATGTCAGCAGGCAAAGGAGTATCAGCCCAGCGGCGTAAATCCTCGTTCTCACGTTTCAGTTCCTCAATCCGGCGTTGTCGTTGTCTCAGCAGTGCACTGGTCTGTTCTGCTTCGGCATAGAGCCGCGCCTGCTCCCGGTTGTTAGTTTCAGTCAGAATGGACAGGCTGATAAGCTGGTTGTTGCTCTTTGCCAGCGCCTGGCTTTTGCTCTGCAGCTCGTCTGCCTGCGTGCTGATGGTCTGGCTGGCATCAGCCAGCCGCCACGTCTGCCAGCCCAGCGCCGTCAGTAATAACGCCAGCACACCCAGCAGCAACCGGTTCATGCTGCTACCTGTTGCGCCATCTGATTACGGGTGATCCAGAAGGCAATAACGGTCAGTAGATAAAAGACCAGGGTAATAGCCCACTCCGTCCAGGCGAGACTTACGACAATCAGCAATCGCATCACCCAGCTGATAAATACGTTTTCTTTTCGGGTAATTGTCTTCAGCAAAGATGCCCTCAACTCCTGCCAGAGCGGGCCATTCTTAATTAACGCAGCCAGTGCTACCGGAATTACCGCCCATGTCAGCAAACAGGCTACCCAAACGCCGGACGCTGCCAGTACCGGAAAAATCCCCTGCGGATACACCATTGCGGCGATTAACAGCGCCATCCATAACATCAGAAACAGCCCGCTGATTAATTTCTTTTTCATTTCAGTTTGCTCCCTGTAAACACCAGGCCATCTCCCGCGCACGGCGGTTATCCAGCCCCTGATTAAACACACCTTTTACATAAACCCAGCGCGGCAACTGTCGGCACGCATCCGCCCAGCGCCGCTGATTGAGTAATTTCACCAGCGTGGAACTGCAGGCATTGCCCGTTCCCACGTTGAAGGCAAACGACACCGCAGCGTCATATACCTTCTGCGGCGGCTGTTGTTTCACACACCTTTCCAGCGCCCGCTCCACACGCAGCACGTTGGAAATCAGTCCTTCTGCTGCCTGTCGTTCCGTAATGGTTTTGCCGGGAATGACGCCTGACGTGTTACCAATGCCGTCGGTCCAGACGCCCGCGCTGCACTGATACGGCTGCAGACGACAGCCTTCGTAATCGGCAATCAGTTTCAGCCCCTCCACGGAGGTGTGAAGCTGCTGAAACCCCGGCAGCGTGGCAGCAATAGCCAGCACGGCCCCGACAAGGCAGCGTTTAACGATTGATGGATTCATAGTCCTCCCGCGAGATCTGCCCGTCGCGCAGAAGCTGGTAGGCTTTGTGTTTGTAGTACCAGTTGATAGCCAGCATCAGCACACCAATCATCAGGCCGCCCAGCGTTGAGGCATCCTTGATGGACAAATCGCCCAGCCAGGCCAGCACAACGGCGATGCAGTACGTGATAAAGGCGCTGATTCGCTCAAGCGTCATAATTCACTCCCATAGCTGGACGGTCTGCACGGTGGTGGTGGTCGGAATGTCCGGCAGCTCCACCTGCAGCCCGTGAGGTAAAAAGGGGCCATATTCGGCAAGCCCCGGATTTGCCTTCAGTACCTGCTCCGTGACACCCTGCGTGCGCCCGTAATGACGCCAGCAAAGCGCGTCCACCGTGTCATACTGATGCGCACGCACTTTCATCAGATAAGCTCCACTGTGCAGTGCGGCGCATCCTGCACCCGACTGATGGCCCAGCGGGCGTCACGCCACAAATCACCGCTGGATTCCGCCAGTTCCTCGCCTCGCTTCACACCGGATGCCGTGGCGTCATAGTCCTGGTATCGTTCGTTGAGCATGGCGCGTGCCCAGCAGTAAACCGCGTTGAAATAGTGCTGAATGCGCTCACTTTTGCCGTCCAGCTGTTCCGCCGGAACCTCAGCCAGCGACACATACCCCAGCATCTGCTGACGTCTGCGAAACTCATACAGCTCTGCGTTGACCTCCGAAATTGCCGACAGCGCAACCTGCTTTAAACGCGGCTGCGTCACCGTGCCGTCAGTGCGCATGACACTGCGAAACTCCGACAGGTCCACATCAGGCCAGAACGGCGTATTTCTGATGATTTCCGCCTGTTCCGGTGCCTGTTCTGGCGCAACAAACTTCATGCTGCTTTCTCCTGAAATAGAGGGCGGTGGACGGGGTTTTGATGTGGCAGTGCCTTTCGCCACCCCGTGCCGCCCGTGCGCGGGGGCACGTTCTGTCAGCGGCTGTCATTGCGCAGTCTGCGCTCCAGCTGCTGTTTGTCTTTTTTCACGCCACAGCGGGGATCAAGCTGTAACGCATGGTTGAGATGATTAAGGGCGGAAGCCGGATTGCTTTCACTCAGGACAGCGCCAATCGCTTTATGCAGACGCGCCCGTGACTGGTCCGGCATATCCAGACCGTCTGTCAGCTCCAGCGTCTGCAACAACAGATCGGCATCAAAGCCGGTGGCGGCAAGCATTGCGCTCTGCGCGGCGTCTGCCATTTCCTCTGCCAGCACGGTCTGCACGTTGCGGTTACCCAGCGGCATCACCCAGCCATGACGCAGGGCATGACGCCCGATCTCCAGCGCCCCGGCATAATCTCCGGCATCAATGCGCCACAGCATCACGTACATCAGCACGTCATCCTGTTGAGCGCCTCCGGCAGCCAGGACACCCTCTGCCCAGGCGGCGTACTTCGGCAGCAGCTCCACCTTGATTTCCGCTTTTTTGACCGTGGACTGAACGCCCTTGAGACGGCGGCGGTCTTCCGCCAGTTGCAGCAGCATCAGGTCATAGCCCGATGCGTGGCGAACACTGCCGCCCTCGCGGGCGGCCTGTTCAGCCTGAACGCGCAGGCGATGCTGCCGTGCGGGACTCAGGCTCATGGATTACGCTCCGGTTTCGGCTGCGGCGGCGCTGAAATCACCAATCTGGATGTTTTCCACCAGTGCGGCGCAGCGGTAGTCCTCAACCACATAGGCTTCATTAACGGATTCAAAGTTTTCAATCCGGTCACGTTTCGGGTTGTCGATAACTGAACGGCGGCGGGTGTCTTCCTGCCAGTAGATGGACAGGTTATCCAGACGGGTGATCAGCAGTGCATTCGGCGGGAAGAACGGCGCACGCACGGCCTGCAGGCCACCCATGCGTTTCTGACTGATGATCATATCGGCAGCCAGTTTTTCACTGTTTTCCTGCTCTTTGTTGACCAGTGGGAAATACTTGTCAGACAACAGTTCACGGCCGCAAATCACCACCAGATCGTCATCGTCCTGGTAGACCACGTCGATAAGCTCATTGACGGCATCCATCACCACGGCGTCCAGGTTGGCATATTCGCCACCTTTCCCGACTTTCACCGCACCCGGTGTGGTTTCACCGCCCGTGGTGGTGCTGCCCATGACGTGATCCGGTGCATCCTCACGGATTTTCTGCAGCCAGCCTTTATTCACATCCTGCAGCAGCGGGTTTTCGCTACGGTTTGAGGTTTTCGCACGCTTCACGCCGTTAAAGCCGATCATGATGCGGTCCAGTGCCTGACGTTTCACGATCGCGTCACGAATACGCACCTGGAAATCCTGAAACTTCGCCCACAGGTCCAGCTTCGCGTAGGTCAGCACCGTGTCAAAGTTGGTCTGCTCGCATTTGTATTCCACATCGACCATCAGCGTCGGATCGACAGGCTCACGCTCTTTTGCGGTGGTATCAGTGGTTCCGGCAATGGTGCTGCCAACACCCAGCCCCAGCAGCTGACCAGACTGCTCGGTCACTGGCGTGACGTTAATCAGCGTCAGGAAAGCGGCGGATTGCTGGATCTGGTCTTCCAGCGTCTGCTGCACAGACGGCTCCACGGTGAACTTGCTGGACAGTTCTTCAACTGCCACACCGTTCAGACGCGCCAGCTGCTGCAGGTAAGCGTTAAAAGCAAAGCGGGTATTCTTCTTCATCAGGTTTTGTGCTCCATCAGCAATTGGTCAGAGTGTCAGCGGGGGCGTTACCGCCTGTTGCACGCTGGCGGTAGTCCTGGCGGCTGTCTTCATGACTTAGCTTATTCACCAGTTCGTTAAAGGCGGTCTGCTGTGCCTGCAGGGCAGTCTCCAGCTCAGACAGACGTTCTTCCTGCTCAGACAGGGATTTTTCGGTGCGTGCGCTCAGGTTCTGCTGCTCAGTGGCGACCAGCTCCACGGCCTTATGCACATCAGAGAACCGGGCGTCATCGGACTGCTCTTTTTTGGTGAACAGCGCCGTGACACGGGCAAACAGGGACGGTTTGTCATCCTGGATTTCTTCCAGTTCGATCACCGTTTCCTCTGCAGCGGTAAAGAGATTGGCAGGATTCTGCTTGCGGTTTGCCAGCGGGTTATGGGCTGCACTGGCGCTGAATGTCAGCATTTCAGTGCCCAGACTGGCAGGGTCATCAGTGGCAGCCAGGCCGACCAGGTAGGCTTTGCCCGTATCAGCGAACTTCGGGCTGACTTCCATAGAGGTGAATAATTTCTGGCCTTTTTTCACCAGCTCCACCAGGGACTCCGTTGGCTCAACGTCGGCATACAGCGCCATCTTGCCTGCCAGCGGACCTTCCGTGATTTCTTCAGCAAACAGCGCCGTCACCTTGCCGTAGCGGTTAAAGGTGCTGTCCGGCAGATAAGACTTGATGTGCTCAAGGTTAATCAGCGCGGTGTACACCGTCGGGTTGTAGCTGGCTGCCATCTGTTCAAGCCATTCACGCTGGATTTCGCGTCCGTCGGTGGTGGCACCTTCCACCCCGATGCGAAAACGCTTTACTTTCACTGTCATGAGCCGTGCTCCGTTAGAAAAAACTTACTGGAGCCTTATGGTTGCGGTGATAGGGGCAGTGAAACAATGCGCGGTATTTGTACCGACAACCACACAAACCGCAGGCGGGGAAAGCCTTCATTCAAGGCTGTAGGTTTGTTCCATGAACACCACACTGACACCCGCAGATCTCGATCCCCGTCGGCAGGCCATGCTGCTGTACTTTCAGGGATACCGCGTAGCCCGCATTGCTGAAATGCTGGGCGAGAAAGTTGCAACCGTTCACAGCTGGAAAAAACGCGACAAGTGGGGTGACTATGGGCCGCTGGATCAGATGCAGCTCACCACCGCCGCACGCTACTGCCAGCTCATTATGAAGGAGCACAAAGAAGGGAAAGATTTCAAAGAGATTGACCTGCTGGCGCGCCAGTCGGAACGCCACGCGCGGATCGGCAAGTTTAACAATGGCGGCAACGAAGCCGACTTAAACCCTAACGTCGCCAACCGCAACAAAGGCCCGCGCCGTCAGCCGGAAAAGAATGTTTTCACCGATGAGCAGATTGAGAAGCTGGAAGAAATCTTCCATTCCTCCATGTTCAACTACCAGCGCCACTGGTGGGAAGCCGGAAAAACCAACCGCATCCGCAACCTGCTGAAGTCACGCCAGATCGGCGCGACCTTTTACTTTGCCCGTGAAGCCCTGATTGACGCTCTGCTTACCGGACGTAACCAGATTTTCCTTTCCGCCAGCAAGGCACAGGCCCACGTCTTTAAGCAGTACATCATCGACTTCGCTAAAGAAGTGGAGGTGGAGCTGAAAGGCGATCCGATGGTGCTTCCTAACGGGGCCACGCTTTACTTCCTCGGCACCAATGCCCGCACGGCCCAGAGTTATCACGGCAACCTGTATCTGGATGAATATTTCTGGATACCGAAATTCCAGGAGCTGCGCAAAGTGGCTTCCGGTATGGCTATTCACAAAAAATGGCGACAGACCTATTTTTCCACGCCATCCAGCCTGACACACAGTGCTTATCCGTTCTGGTCCGGTGCGCTGTTCAACCGTGGGCGCAACAAAGCCGATAAGGTGGACATCGACCTGTCCCACAGCAATCTGGCCCCCGGCCTGCTGTGCGCAGACGGACAATACCGCCAGATAGTCACCGTGGAAGATGCGGTGCGCGGCGGCTGTAACCTGTTCGACCTTGACCAGTTGCGCATGGAATACAGCCCGGACGAATACCAGAACCTGCTGATGTGTGAGTTCGTGGACGATCTCGCGTCCGTGTTCCCGCTCAGCGAACTGCAGGCGTGCATGGTGGACAGCTGGGAAGTCTGGACCGACTTTCATGCACTGGCCCTGCGCCCGTTTGGCTGGCGCGAAGTGTGGATCGGTTATGACCCGGCAAAAGGTACGCAGAACGGCGACAGTGCCGGATGCGTGGTGGTGGCTCCGCCAGCCGTACCGGGCGGTAAATTCCGCATTCTTGAGCGTCACCAGTGGCGCGGGATGGACTTCCGCGCTCAGGCTGACGCCATCAAAAAACTGACCGAACAGTACAACGTGACTTATATCGGTATCGACTCAACCGGCGTTGGTCACGGGGTTTACGAGAACGTGAAAGCATTCTTTCCTGCCGTCCGGGAGTTTGTCTACAACCCCAACGTTAAAAACGCCCTGGTGCTCAAGGCCTACGACATTATCAGCCACCGCCGTCTGGAGTTTGACGCCGGGCACACCGACATTGCGCAATCATTTATGGCAATCCGTCGCGCTACCACCGCCAGCGGCAACCGCCCGACCTATGAAGCCAGCCGCAGCGAA